AGGATTTAGAGAAGGTAATTTTATTAACCCTGCAAGTATTCTTTGTTGCAATTCTGGAACCATATCTTTTAAGGTTCCGTTTGCCTGTGCAAAAGATCCCTCAACCAGTCCTCCAGTAAGAGCACCCAATTCTTTGTCGGAATAATTTGCACCATATCTAACACTAGGTTTATCTTCTATGTGTAATGTTATTACTTCTTTTAATCTAGATGTACTACCGGATGCAAATTGTGCAGAAGGAGTCGATTTATACATCTCAACTGCTATTCTTGCAGCACCTGCAGCAAGTAAAGTTTTTGCTGCACCTTTTGCTGAAAATCCTGTCGCAATACCAGATAACACTCCGCCCGCTAAAACTAATTTTCCTACGTTATCTGCAACCGTTTTTGCTCCAGCTTCAGCTTTCGCCACACTGATATTGTTTCTGTTTATTGCATCTAGTCTTGATTGTTCTCTGTCGCTAACATAATAGTCTCTATTTTTCTCACCCTTTCCGCCAGTAGCTCTATCTCGAACATTGATGTAAAAAGCAACGTAATTTTGTAGATCGGGTTTAACTCTTAGCCCCTCAGGATATTCTAAAGTCCCAATAGTATACCCCCGCTGTTGGTCAGTGTTTATATACTTAGCTTCGAATTTTTTTCTTTTTTCAGAAACTACGTCTGTTGGGGGAGTAAATTGAGATTGACTCATATTTTCTGTAATAAATATTGTGGATATTAATTATTTATAGCAAATGGTATACACCAAAACTTACAAAGGCAAATTTAGAACCAAGAATCCTCTGAAATATAGAGGGGATATGGATAATATTGTATATCGTTCTTTATGGGAATTGCGATTCATGAAGTGGTGCGATATGAACCCATCTATTATAGAATGGGGATCAGAGACTGTAATTGTGCCCTACATCTCTCCTATAGATAAAAAGGTGCATCGATACTTTGTAGATTTCTATATTAAAGTAAAGAATAAAAATGGGGCAATTCAAAAATATCTAATAGAAATTAAACCTGAGCGTTTTACAAAACCTCCAGCAATACCCGCTAAAAAGACAAAGAATTTTATAAATGAGGTATTCCAATACGGAGTAAATGAAGCTAAATGGAAAGCAGCATTTGAATTTTGCCAGGATAGAAATATGAAATTCATGATAATAACCGAAAAAGATTTAGGAATCGTAAATGGCTGAAGATATTTTTAAAGCTGTTAGTATGAAAGCTGGAGATACGAAAAAATCGTATCAATGGTATAGAGATCAAGTTAGGAATCTAGGATCAAGTGTTTCCGGTACTCAAATGCTGGGACAAAAACAGCTAACAAATAATATTGTTCCTGGAGAAATGTACTTGTTTATGTATGATCCTAAACATAAAGACACACTACCGTATTATGATATAATGCCATTAGTATTGCCTTTTAGTAAAGTGCCAGATGGGTTCTTGGGTATCAACCTTCATTATCTACCTTACCTTGCTAGATTTAATTTATTAGGGGAATTAAGTAAACTTAATACTCGACCAATCGACGAAAAGACAAAAATAGATTTATCATGGAGATTATTAAATAGCTCAGCAAAATATGCTCCAGCAACCGCTTGCGTAAAACACTATTTAAGTAATCATATTAGAACAAGATTTTTAAAAATTAATTTTTCAGATTGGATTACTGCATCCATGTTACCTGTTGAGAACTTTAAAAAAGCCAAAAAAGATAAAGTCTGGAAAGACACAAAACAAAAATACGGATATTAAATGGCAAATTTTTCTCTAAAGAATTTTCAAGCTCAAGTAAGAACGGGCGGTTTAGCAAGACCAAATAGATTTGAGGTTTTAATTAATCTACCTCCTGCTCTAACGAATAATAAGTATTCTACAAATGACGCAAAATTACTTAGCTTATTTTGCGAATCAACTAATTTACCAATGCAAACAATAGGTGTGAAAACACAACGAATACAAGGACCAGCATATCAAAGACCAGTATCCGTAGATTACGGAGGTGAAGGTATTACTATGACATTTTTGCTAGATCAAAAAATGGACGTAAAGGGTTTGTTTGATAGTTGGATGAGTAAGATTATAGATCCTTTTCAGTATTTTGTTTACTATCAACAGACATATGTAACAACCGTGCAAATTAATCAATTGGATCAAAAAGATAAAACTGTTTATTCCGTATTACTTGAAGATGCATTTCCTAGAAGTGTTGCTTTACTCGAATTAAATAATAGTGCTCAAAATCAAGTACACAAATTAAATGTAACATTTTCCTATAGAAGATGGGCACCGATACACAGAAAAACAGAAGGCATGGTTTATCCTAGTACCGGAGAAGCAATTAATAATAGATTGAATGAAACTAGATATAGAGAAAATCAAACGGATTTATCGGGAGATGCGCAAGCAATAGATGAACAATCTAGAACCATCTTTAATACTGGCGAAATCAATGGATATGTATAATTAAATTGGAGAAATTATGGCTTTACCTAAATTAGAAACCCCTTCTTATGAATTGATATTACCGTCAACCGGAGAAAAAATTAAATACAGACCGTTTCTTGTTAAAGAATATAAAGTATTATTAACAGGATTGGAATCAGATAATGAAGAAATACATCGTATAATTTCTGAACTTGTGGATGTGTGTACATATAATAAATTAAAAATATTAGAATTATCTAATTTTGATATTGAGTATATCTTTTTAAATATGAGAGCAAAATCTATAGGCGAGATTGCAAACTTAACATTACAATGTAATAGTTGCGAAAATAAGATTAATTTTGAATTAGATATAACAAATGCAATAGTTAAAAAGGACGCAACCCATAGTAAAAAAATTAATATCACCGATAAAATTATTTTAGAAATGAGATATCCTAGGTTTGATGAAATGATGGAAATTTATCAAAATTTTAAATCGGAAAGTATTGTTGATATGTTATGTAGCTGTATTAGTGCAGTATATACCGAAGAAGAAGTATATGATGAATATACCAAAGAAGAACTTGTAGAATTTGTAAATAGTTTTTCAAAAGATCAATTTAGTAAATTAGAACAATTTTAAAATATGATTCCGTGGGAAAGAGATATTTACGTTACTATGCTAATTAATTATATCACTGAAGAAAATGAGAAGATAAAACAACAAAAACAATTTAAGAAATAACTATGGCACTACCTCAAAACCCAGATGGATTAACTGCAGGAGATAGAGCACTATTAAGTGCATCTCTCGAGCAAACTAATAAACTAAAAGCACAAACCAAAGTGCTTGAAAAGTTAACTGATGCTATATCAAAGCAACAAAAAGAATATGGCAATTTGAGAAAAGATATACAAGATTCTCAGAAAAAGCTTTTTGAGGGAAACGGTAAAGGTTTTTCGGAAATACGAAAATATTTTCAAAAGCAACAAACTCCTGGATTTTCCAGTAGATCAAAAATAGGAGATAAAGATTCGGAACAAAAAGGCTTTTTTAAAAATGCTATGAATAAATTATTTGGTCCATCCAAATATCAACAAAAAATGATGGATGATACTTCTGCTATTAGAGATATTTCGGAATTAACTAGAGTAGATATTAGTTTTATTAAAAAACAATATGAAGATCCTGCAAGAGCAAAAGAACGAGAATTATTGGCACAAGCAATTGCAGATAAAATTAATATAGCAGGATCTGATAGTGAGGGAGGTGGGGGATTTTTATCTAAATTAGGTATTGGACTTGCATCTATTCTTGCAGCTGCATTTTCCGCAGGTATAACATTATTTGGCGGAGCATTAAAAACTTTATTTAAAGAATTGCTTGATAAAATAGTATTAGGTATTGGACTTGCTATTGAAAAAGTTGTTCAAGGTATTGCTGCAGCAATAACTAGAATTTTTGGATTATTAGGAGATTTGTGGGAAAAAATAAAATCATGGAGAAGTTCTCCGGCTACTACAACACCTGCATCTGCCTCGCCTAGTACAACACCGTCATCTGCAGCAGTTCCTGTGGGTCAACCTATGAGCGGTAACCCGGCTCTAGCAAGTCCCGAAACTCCTAGAATAGCTGGACCTGGAGGAACAGCGGCACCTTCAAGTATACCAAAGCCAGAACAACTATTTCAAAATAAACAAGGTGTATATGTTACCGCTGCAGAATTAAGTGTAGCAGAAGGAATGATGGGGAAAATAGGTGCATTTTTACGAGGATTAAATACTGCACTATTACCTCTTTATATGGCATCTCAATTGTTTGGTACTTCCGAGGAAGAAATGAAAATACTAAAAGCGGCAGATGCGAAACGAGCTGCCGAAACTGCAAGACAAACATTTGCTGCAACTGATGAAAGAAGATTCGACATGATGTCAAAAGATAAAGCAGTATCTGGGTTAGTGCAAAAAGATGACGAGCAATGGAGAGGATGGGACACAGGCGAAAAGTCCATAATGGATGTAATAAAAGATAAGATGCTGGATATATTAACTAAAGTTGAAGATTACGTGGAGGAAGAAATAGGTAATAAGTTTGCAACAGCATCAAAAAATTGGTTGGATCAAGTAGGCGAATTAGATATAAATGGTGAAAAAATAAATTTACTACCTAATCTAGGAACTGCAACAGCATCTGTTCTTAATTCTATTGCACAAGAATCCAAAGATTTATTACTTAAGAGTAAAGAATTTGCAGAACCTGCAGGTAATTATATTACAAATCAAGTTAATAATGTAGTAAATGGCGGTGGTGCGCAATCTCAAATAGTATTACCGTCAGCGCCATCTGTAAATACGAGACCAGAAATACAGCAAATGTTAATGGGTGGTGTAGTTATAGGTGGTCGACGCTACCATTAAAAAACCCCGCACAGGGCGGGGCTAAAATTTAAATTTTAATCTTCTGCTAATTTAGCAAAATAAGATAAAGACTCATCGTCGTCATCAAAGTCTACTTCTTTAGTTGGTGCTTTTACTGCTGGTTTGTTTTGAACAACCGATAGCTTGGAAGTAGGAGCGCTTGAAACTTGTTCGTCAAGATCAATCTCGTCTGCCTTCTTACCTGGTGCCATAGTGGTACCGATACCAACATTGCGAATCTTCAATTTGAAGTTTGCGCCTTCCCAGAAGTCAAATGGATTCATTGGCTTCTCGTCTTGGAACTGAGGTTCTGCTACGTCTTTGATCTTATCAAAGATCTTCTTACCGAATTTATACAAGCGAACTGTTCCTTCGTTCTCAGGATGTGCAGGATCCTTAACAATAAGAATATTGGTAACATAGCTTAGCTTGCGCTTTTGCTTACGAGCAATTTCCTTATTTGCTTCTGAACCTGAATTCCACAACTCAGTATTGAATTCTGAAACCGGGTCTGCTTTACCTAAAGTGGTAAGAGAGTTTTCAATATACCATTTGCCGGTTGGACCTTGAAATCCATGATTCCAAATTCTAACCCATGGTAGATCTTCACCTTTAGGTGGTGCCAAGAATCTAATGACAGCATAACCGTTACCGGCCTTATCTACTTCTGGTTGCCAGAAGCGATCGTCTGCGCCACGTGATTCTGATTGGGGGTTTGCGATCTTTTCAACCTCTTTCATTAAAGAGTCAAATCCGCCGCGGGATTTTCTAAGATCAGATAGTGATGTGAATGCCATAATAATCTCCTTTGTATAGCGTTGTATTAAGTGTATAAGTTGTATTAACGTCGTTTGATTTTAATAACTGTCGCGTAATCATAATCTAATTCAGTTTCTTCATCTTCAATTTTTTTAGAAGATGCTATATTATATATAAGATTCTTATGCTTGTCTATAGCATTTTTCTTCTTAATTCCGCGAATTTTTTTCTCGCGATCCAAATCTAAATTTCTTTTCTTGATGCTCATTTTAAAATTTAAGGCTCCTTATTCCTTTTAGTAAAATGTTATTGTTCGTCGCTTTCGGTGTTAACGACAATGTATGGCCACTTGGCAAGTCTTTTGGTTATATCGGATTGATTGTATGATAATTTAATTAAGTACCTCTGTGTCTCTTTTATAGATGCAATACATTGTTCAAGTATGTATCTGGTTTCGTCCAATTCCTTTTCAAGCTTAGCTATTTTTTGAGCATTCAAGTCCAGCTCTGTTTCTGAAAATTCCATTGTACTTTTCCTTATCAAAACGTAAAAAAGGTTTATATTTTCTAATCAATCTAGAAATATCTGGCCACATTACATCATCTCCTATATTACTATCAAAATATCCTGTGAAGGGAAATATCTTTTCAAGGATAACTAATGTTTCTAGTGTTATAGTTTTTCGAAGAAATGCTTTAATTATATATGGGTGTTGGGATTTTGTAATCTTAAAAGCATCTTCAATACTCATATTTTCTTTTTCCAATTCTAGCATCAATGTGTCTAGATCATTGGTAAAAATATAAGTTAAGCTTTCTGTTCGCTTTTTCCACTCTTGATATCGTTCGCTGGCTTCGGAATCAAATAGTCCGCCCCAACGATCTCCGGATGTAAAATTTGCTATTAAGAAATTAGCAACTTCCTCATCCGAATATGTCTTGGATACTTTTTTAATAGAATAAAGATCTTTGCGTTTAGCAAAGGCTTGTCGGCTTGCTCTAACTTTGCCTTTTTGAGCAATGACATCATAATTGTCCGTAGTAAAATGCAACTTAAGGGCAATGTACATTTTATAGACTGAGAATTCATCCATAATCACAGTGGTAATTTACCTCGTTTTTTGAAGTAGTTTCCTTCTTCTGCTTCTATTTGAATTTTATCTTTAAGAGATTGATTAATCAATTTAGAGATAGATTCAACGTCAATATCTACTTCTCCGCAATATTGTATAACTGCATCCATATAACCTAACTTTTCTTTTGCTACTCGTTCTTCGATATAAAGAGAAAATTCATTAGGTGATCTAAATTTTTTAGTTATGATTAAAGTATCCGTTAGGATATATTGTTGTAATTCGTCGGTCATGCGGTTTCTACGAAAAGTACGTCATCCATGAATTTCATAAATGTTTCTTTTTCAATTCCAAAGTTAATCATCATTGCAGGTGTATGCGGGTTCATTTTTTGATTTCTACAATAATTGTTATGTTGTTCTTTATAATCCCTATTACTATAGGGCACACCTACATTATAAAGGTAATAATCTAGATTGTCAATAACTGTTTTAAATAGTTGATCTAATTCTTCTTGTGTCTGAATATTACCCGCAGCTAACATATTTGGACTAAAAATACGTTTTGCCCAATCAGGTAATTCCCTGGGCTTATTCCATTCAATTTCCGACATCTTATTACGATACCATTTGTTCATTTGTGATTCTCCGCTAATAGAAAAATCATGAAATGCTCCGGTAATTTTATTTTTACCGCATACAATATCAAAACCAAATATAGGATCGGGACAGTTATAATGAGGGAAGATACACATATGCATAACCCACATCTTTTTAGATTCCGACGCGTCCACAATTTCTACATGCGCGCGACGAAAGTTTTTATCTGTCCAAAGATAATTTTCCCAAGTAAAATTCAAATCATTATGGTGATATTTTAAATCTATTTCGTCAATAGTATATCGTTGTAACTTGGAAATAATTTTATTGGATAGTTCTTTTGCTTGTGGGAATATTTCAATCATTATAATCTTTAATCATATTAATGTTGTGTTCAAAAGCTAGATTAGCTTCATCCGCCATAGATACATCTATTTTTTCTCGTATACCTTTTACCAATGTAGGTATATTATCAAACTTAAACATATTGAATAAATCGCCCATGTGTCTAACATATACATGAGCCATTATTTTATCTTTATCGGTTAATTCGTTTAGATATGTACAGTAATTTATAGTAGATGCATTTAGTCTAGGTATTGGGTCGTTTCTTGCAAGTTCAACCCAATCCAATTCTATTTGTTTAGCTCGTTTAATATCTTCTATACCTTCAAACAATTTAAAATCGTCTGCTTTATTTTCCAAGACATTATAAACAATTAATAATTGATATAGATATTCTGAATATTTTTTCCTATCCACATTTCCAGCAAATATAGATTTAAGAAAAGGCTGTGTTTCAGCTTCTCTATGTTTTTCTGAGGTTAGTTCTTTTAATGTAGTCATGTGTTATACCATTGTTGTAAATATTCGTAATGATTCATACAAAATTCTTTAGCAATTTTGTATTTATTTTCTTGAAGACGTAATGAGTATTTGCAATATTCTTGTTCTTCTTTTGTTAAACTTGTAGAAGATCCTTTATATGCATCTGCAGAATTTATTACAGAAAACCATTGAGTAGACGAAAAATGTTTATTAAGATCTGTAAATAAAAAATCTGTACATAAAGGATAATAGTCTAATAGATGCAATTTTATATTTTCTGGCAAATCGTCAATTGTTAATTTTCTAATGTCTTTCCAATATT